ATCATTTGGAAAGGGTAAATTTACACCATTTTATTTACAATTTGTACCTGGAGTGTGTGTAGATTCAATTACAAGTAACAATACACTAAATTCATATAATGACCAAAGTAATGTAAATTCAATATTAGCGATACCCCATATTAGAAATAAACAAAAAAAAAGAAAAGCAAATCTTAATAATAATGATAGATATTTTCCTTTAATGAGGGGTATGTTTGAGGTTCCTGCGAAAGGAGATCCTGTTTTACTTTGTACAATAGGTAGTAGACAATATTATTTAGGACCATTAAATACAGATAATAATCCAAATTTTAATGATGATAATTTAAGAGAACCTGAAACTAATCTCACTGCTGATGGAGTAGAATCAAATTCAGTATTAGCGAGAGGTGAATCTTTAAATTTCCAAAAAGCAAGTCACAATAGAATGATTAAAGAATGGAATGAAAAATTAGATGGTGGTATAACTTATAATGAAACTCATGGTGATATGATGCTTGAAGGTAGACATGGTAATAGTTTACGAATAGGTAGTAGAGCTAAAAATCCATATATTACGATTTCAAATGGAAGACAAGAAACATTTTTTAAAGAGGGTTTTACTGATGGGACATTAATTAGTATTATTAATAGGGGAAGTTTAAATCAACATTTTGGTGGATATGCCAAAGAAATTTCACCAATATCAGCAACAGCTGATGTGATTGATCCAAATGGAAATTTGAATGAAGCAGATTTAGAAAAAAGAGAACTTGAAATTGTTGATGGTTTTATATTAGCTTCTGATTATGTATCTCAAAGAGACAATGAAACACCACCTACTAGACTAATGGGTGATTTAATTAAAGGGGTAAATGGTGTTGAAGATGCAAAAGAAATAATTTATGATTATGGTAAAGACGCAGAACAAAATCAAGTATTAATTAGTTCAGAAAGAATTACTTTAAATTCAAAATTAGATGATATATATTTATCTTCAAACAAAGACATTCATGTTGGAACTAAAAGACATTTAACAATATCAACTAATGAAAATTTTATTATAGAATCAGAAAATGTATTTTTGGGTAATCCTTTAAGAGATGGGGAAGATAGAACAGAAGAGTTTGATAGAATGGTTATGGGTAAAAAATTACAACAAGTTTTAAAAGATATATTAGCATTATTTAAAGAAATAAAAGTTCCAACTATGCTTAATGCAGCTGGCACACCAAGTTTACCATTACCAAGTGAACAATCTGTTTCAACAGCTATTGATAAAATACTAAGTAATAAATATTTTTTAGATGAATAAATAAGAGGTATAATATGAAAAAGAAAAAAACAATAAGACAAATCGTTAGAGAAGAAGTGGCTATGGCAATTCACGAAGTAATAACTGAATTAAAAAAACCAACACAATCAACTAAACCAATGACACCAAAAAAGAGAACACAGAATAGTAGTTTTACATCTAATAAAGTTTTAAATGATGTATTGAATGAAACAGCTCAAGATGGTGAGTGGAAAACATTGGGTGGTAGTGAGTTTACTTCTGATAGAATGAATGAATTAGTTGGTAGACAATATGGTGATATGATGAATGATACACCACAACAAGTTCCATCGAGTGACCCAATGTCACAATTCTTGAATAAAGATTATAGAGAAGTGTTAGATAAAGCTGAACAAAAACAAAAACAAAAATACGGAAAATAATTATGGGATTAAAACAAGATTTAATTGATGCTAAAACAAAAGCTGCAGAAGAAAGTGGAATGGAAAAACCTGATACATCACCTAACTCAGCGATTGAAAGAGAAGCTGAATATGTAAAAGAAGCTATTGTTAATTTTTTAACACAATGTGAATTTACAATAACACAATTAAAAGCACCAATTATTTTAGAAGATTTAAATACACCATCTCAACCTGTTGATATGAAGGCTGAAACTTTAATGGGAGATAAAGCACCATTGTTAAAATCATTAAAAAAAATTGGAGCTCCTATTCCAGGAATAGGTGGAATAGTAGACCAACTTGAGGGTAGTATAAAACAGGCTATTAAACCAATACTTAAAGGTGGTGCTGATTTACCTGGACTTAAATTAGGAAAGGATGCTGGTGGTCTTCGAGCGACTGGTTATGCGTTTATTGGTGATGACCCAAATTCACAAGGAGCATTTGATGTTGAAGATGAAGATGGACAAAGACAATTTACAACTGCAAAAGTATTTAGAGAAGATATAGAGGGATTATTGTAATGGCTGTTAAAGATACATCAAGAAAACCTTATCTTCAAGATAATAACCCTAACATTAAAGTTGGTATTGATTTACCAATTAGGAGAGATGATATAGAAGATGGTTGGTTTGCTTCTTCAAAAACAACAATAGAAGCGGTAAAGAATAATATAATAAATTTATTAAATACTAATCAAGGTGAAAGGTTAATGCAACCAACTCTTGGATTAGATTTAAGAAGTTTATTGTTTGAACAAATGACTACGGAAACAATTATGAGTGTACAAAATAAAATTTTAGATACATTTCAAAGATGGTTACCATTTGTTGAAGTTAGGGACATAAGAATAAATAATGAAGCCGTTGAAGATAATTTAAATCAAATTAGAGTAAATATAATTTTTAATATAAGAAAAGACCCAAATACTATAGATTCAGTTTCGTTAAATTTTGATAGTAGTAATTCTACTACTATACAAGGAGGTGGAACTGGTGCTTATTAATATGGAGAAAAAATATGCCAAGTTATGGTAAAGAAAATTTCAAAGAATCAAATGTAAATTATTTAAATAAAGATTTTACATCATTAAAAAATTCATTAATAAGATATGCTCAATCTTATTTTCCAAATTCGTATAGAGACTTTAATGAAACATCACCTGGTATGATGTTAATTGAAATGAATGCGTATGTGGGTGATGTTTTATCATTTTATATTGACCAACAATATCGTGAAATGTTATTACCATTAGCTGAAGAAAGAAGAAACATAATTACAATGGCTAAGATGTTTGGATATAAAGTAAAACCAATTGTTCCAGCTTATGTAGAATTAGAATTTTCTCAAGATTTAGATGTTATGAGTAATGATGCGTCAAAGGTAGACTATACTACGGGTGGTATATTTGATAGGGGTGTACAAGTCAAAGGGTCTGATAACACAATAGTTTTTGAAACATTAGATATTTTAGATTTTCAAATATCACAATCGAATGATATCGAAACAGTTTCTAATATTGATGATGATACTGGTTTAGCTACTTCTTATAATTTAAAAAGGACTGTAAGAGCTATTAGTGGTAAAGAAAAAACTACAACATTTCAAATTAATAATCCTGAAAAATTTAAAAGAATAACTTTACTTGATAAAAAT